CCTATCCTAAGTCCTCTTGCTATTGCCTGTTCAGTTTCTGAATTATTCCAGTGAGGTGTAACTATATGAATATTTGTCACATTGAATAGTGACATACCCTCTGTCATAATACTAGACCCTATAATGGCTCGAATATAGTAACCGAACCTGTTTTCAGGGGAGTTAAACACCTTTAGGATCATATTTATTTTATTCTGGTTGGGGGTCGTGTCTCCATTAATCAGGGCATAGGTTCTATAGGGTGTGAAATTTATATCAAACATATCCTCAAGGGAGGAGTTACTGTTTACCCTCCTGCTCCTAAATGATTTTTCGGTAACCGAAAACTTTTGAAAACCAAATTCTTCTAGGAGACGCCCCATCAGTATCCCCCCACCCTGCCTTTTCCTGTTGTTAAAAATAAATGTCAATTCATGCAATTCAGAATCTACCCTCTCTTTACTTTTCATCTGGTACTGCTGGACTTTTTCCAGGTCTTTTTTTGTGTATGGCTGAACGTTTGTGTCTAACCCCAACATAATCCTAAAAACAGATGCATACTTACAAGACAATATGCTTAACTTTTTTAACTTTAACTTTACTTCTAACTTTAACTTTTCTTCTAACGTTAACTTTTCTTCTAACGTTTCTTCTAACTTTTTTAACTTTTCTTCTACAGAATTCTTGAAAAAATTGGAAAGACCATCCTTGTTTTTATTGAATTTTACACTACCCTTTTTATGGTCTGTAATGAGGTATTTTTTTTCCCCTTCATATCCATATTTCATGTCGGGGTAGGTGAATAGAATGGCATGGTCCGTGTTAGAATTGTATGTTGTATTCTTCCCATTCATTGCGTCGTCATTGCTTGCAAGATTATACCCCTCCGTCTGTATATCCCCCATGGTGGATGGGTACAACTTAAAACCATCTACAGGTGATACATACTTCCCCATATACTGGATACTGAGTTTAGGATCATCGTCCCTTTTGAGAAAGGATACCCTCCCAATAAATGCCTTAGAGAGGGCTTCCCTACCCTCGTCTGTAAGAGCAAAACCTTTCTTTTCCAAAAATTTCTTTCTAAAATCGTCCTGTGTAGGGAGTTGACGGTCAAGTGGGAGGATGAGATTCATCACACTAGCAATCTCCTCCGGTTGGTCTTTCACTGGAGTCCCAGACAGTAACATTATCTTCACATTTTGTACCTTGTGTAAAAATGTATGGAGAGTGTCGTACAGTTTAGCAAACTTCATTCGATCCATCCCCATATCATTATCCTCTTTACCTTCGGGTTGTATCCTTATATTCTGTATCTCGTCAATGATAATGACCCTGTCCGAGTATTGTTTCTGCATTAACTGATGATTCTCTATTCTGTTCACAAAAGCCTGCATGTGTTCAATCTCGTAGTAGGGTTTAATGGCCCTATTCTTTATTTCCGTCTGTCTGGCTGGAGTTAAAACACCATCTTCGCCCCTAGCTTCATTCAGAATATCATCAATTCTGTACCTATTAGGATGGTTACACTCTTTCAGTATAGCATTATTAAATGTTTGCACCCCACTCTGACCTTTTACCAGTATGAGAGTGGGTTTGGTGAAGTAGGCTTGCTTATTGGTTTCTGCGACGGCTATTCCCGCACACGTCTTCCCCTGCCCCATTTCGTGGTAAACGAGGATATTCTTGTAGGGGGTATAGGGTGATAGAAAATTGGCTAGGAACTGCTGCTGGGGGTAACGGTCACCTGTACCTGGGACAAGAAGGGGTGCACGTTTGGGTACCATGTTCTCATAGAATTCCTCTCTTGTGTATATAGATTTGTTGAACTGTATCCTGTCTTCCAGAGAAGCATCCAAAGGGGGAATGTCAGGGTAGAAGGGGATCATATTATCAATATTAATATTTGTCATTACTAGGTATTGTCAGGAAGATACCTTAGTTGGTTTATAGAATATATATAAATAGAATATATATATATTTTATTATATAAAATATATATATATATTCTATTCTACTATACCACATTCTACTATACCACAGACACCCATACTATAATTTTAGAAGGGATAATAAATTTGATATTTATTAAACGTGATAGTTTAATAGCCATACATACAAAAGCAGAGACTATGTCTACTTTACCAGGATTGTACGCAAACCAGTACTCCGATAAATCGATTGTTGTCAGGGGCGACCAAACAGTGAAATTTAAAAACAACCTGAAATGTCTGTCTGGAAAGTACAATTACAATCTACGAGGTGGGGCTGGTTGGATATTTCATATCCAAGAGTCCTCTAAGATCACTGACTTTTTAACAGCCGTCAATAATGGTGATATAGACCCTATGTCAGATACTGACTACTTCAAATCAAACTACTACAAACCAATCGAGAGGAAAGATAATGATTCCTCAGACGTATATACTCTTCTTAACCTCCTAGTAAACAAGATCAAGGTATTGGAGGAAAAGATAGATGTACTTGTATCTAAGAGTGAAGATAGCCCTCAAAAAAACTGTAGAGATCCTGTAGAAACCACCCCTAGGTCTAGACTCCTAAGGTAAAAGGTATAGTATGGTGGGTAGAGTATGTATACACATTTTATTCACTTGTTTTTTTTGTTCACAACAACCTGTGAACAAAAAAAAAAGTCATTCCTATAATATTAGACTCATCTTATACCAATATTTTGGTGCATCATTTTATCACTGTCATCCCTGGATTTCGCCATCTGAACAGCACTATCTAGCATGTTCGTGCTTTCAGCTTTTGTAGGTTTCATCGTGACTATTTCCGATTGAAAATTTAAACCAGGATTGTTTTCTGTATATCTCTGTGATACTCCCCCACCTAGGGGTTGTCCACCTAGGGGTGTGTGTGGTTGTCCACCCAGGGGTGTGCGTGGTTGTCCACCTAGGGGTGTGTGGGGTTGTCCACCTAGGGGTGATGATTCGACGATTTGTATGGGTTCTGTGTCTAAGTCCCCACTACTACCAGTTATACCAAGTGACTGGATAGACGTATATCCAGTTGTAATATTATGGGGTAAAGGTTGGGGTTCGACTGGTCTTTGATATTGTTCTATAAATTCGAAAGCTTTCTCGCCTTCGTACTGTTCTACTTTACCTTCATCGATTATGAGTAGAGTTGGTACATAGGTAACTCTAATATTTTTAGAGTCAAGAATCATTCGACGAGTTGCTTCATTGTCTATATCTATATATTTCAGGTCAGCAAGGATGTGGTGGAGGACAGGGTTGATATTGGAAGAGTTTGTAATAGATTGGATATATTCAGATATTAATTTAGAAGCGCTTGAATATTTACTGTATAGTAGTAGTACACTCACAGACATGTATACAAGGCTATACAAGTCTCTGCAAGTCTCTGCAACTTTTTATAATAAACTATAAACATTTAAATATAATAAATACGTTTTTTTAATATATGTATATATAGATATACATATATTAAAAAAACATGCAAGCCAGTGATTTTGATAGAGGAGGTCTTGTTACCTTCAACAGGAACTACACAGACGCTTTTCTGAACCAAGACACTACCAGACTATTTTCAGATCAACACGTGAATATGATCAGAGATAAAATTACAGATTTATTGTCAGGATATCACCCTTCTAATAAACAGGTAAAGGTTCCAGTGGAACATATAAGAAAGGTATTGGATACCGTTTACTCTAACCAGAACTGGGATATAGTCAGCACCACAGATAAAACAATTGAAATCATATGTACAGAAATAAAGTCTGGATTCACTTCCTACAAAATAAACGAAGGGTTGGATATGAGGAACACGATATTTAATGGTACCCGCGACTTACGTCAACACCCACCCATCAAACTAAAAGAAAATACCCCAACAGGTGTTTATGATCTAAACGTTAGATACTAAGAATAGACTATATGGTACAAAATTGCTTATACTCTCAATCACAAAAAAAAATATATACACACACATACACACTTACACGAGAAGATGGGCGAATTACCTAGAGATATATATCCACTGTGTAAAAACTACAGAATGTAAATGAATTATGCAGTATTAATCTGAATAAACGGCTCCAATCTTTACAAAAACAAGCATTAATCACTTTAATAATGAAGCTACGTTTCGATCCGTATTTATATGAGGAAGAAGAAAAAAATTTTATGAACAAGTAGTTTGGTCATAACAATGTCGTATATTATATAAATCAGGCGTTTGAGGATGAAAAAGTTGATGTTCTTGAGTTCTTGAGTAAACCAACCTTAATTCTTTCTATTCTAGAATACGGACCAAGGAAATGGTCTAATAGTAGATCGACTATTCCTGATATAGAGTTGGGTGATTTTTTTACAGATATTGGTTATTCTTACACAGAATATAAAGAATTGGATAGTTTTACGGAATTTGTCATAGCAGTAGTTTTAACTGACAGACAACTGGAGAAATTACTAGAGCAATTGACCAAATCTGAGATTTGTAATATATTTAAGATATTATTTAATACCTTCACGAAAGATATCATTACTGAAACCTTGTTTTCAGAAATCCTCTGAGATGGAAAACTTCATTTCCTCCTGGGTAGACATTGACCCGTACTTTTTATATTCTGAAACTTTGGCCTCGAAAAAGTTTGTTTTGGTCTGTAGAGTCCTGATCTTCATAAAAGTAAAAGGGCAGTTCTGTGAATCTGGATATAAAATATCGTATCCTAGATCTTTTGCAAGTAAATTGGCACAGTATTCTATATGTTTACACATCAGTTCTTTGTTAATCCCCAAGAGACCAACCGATAGAGCACTAGTAACAAATGATTTTTCTATCTCCACTGCATCATCTATGATCTCCCTTACTTTGTCGAATCCTAACTTGTCCTCTATATAATTATAGAGTTTACAAGCAAACTCCGTATGTTGTCCTTCATCCCTCGATATAAATTCATTTGCAAACCTGAGGCCTGGCATGATATTTAATTTGGCTAGATAGTCGATGGCACAGAAACTACCAGAGAAGAAGATTCCTTCTACACACGCAAAAGCAATCAATCTAACCGCAAAAGGGGCGTCAGATACTATCCACTTTTTTGCCCACCTAGCCTTCTCGGCTACAACAGGCATCGTGTTGATGGCATTAAAAACGTCTGCTCTTTCTTCGGGGTTTGGAATCAATTCCTCTACAAAAAGAGAATACACATCAGAGTGGATATCCTCCATCATACTCTGGTACCTGTAACACGTAACTGCTTCTGGTATCTTTACCTCCTGTATAAATCTTAATGATAGGTTATCTCCTACAATCTCGTCACTTGTAGAAAAAAAGGCCAGCACGTGTTTCAAAAAAAACTTGATATCAGGATCAAGGGTCACCCACTGCTTTTTATCCTCCGATAGATCTATTTCTTCCTGTATCCAAAATGAACCCTGCTGTTTTTTATAGCAATCCCACAGAGGGGTGTACCGGGGATCAAGGGGGCGAATAGTCAGACGCCCAGTCTCTTTAAGAATAGGTTCTGTATGGGACATAATAGTTTTTTTATATCTTGTATATATATATAAGATATAAAAAGAGATACATTTTTATTCAAATTTTTTTTTTCTTCAATGAAGTCGTTCCGGTAATACATGTGATATATATATATATATATATATATTCCTCTATGCACTACTAGTGGCTGTAGACTTCTTCTTCTTTTTCTTTTTGTCAGCCACCGCAGTCATAGCAGCCACTGGTTTATCCCCCGTGGAGGTAGGTACTGGTTTCTCCACTACTGCCTTTACCTTTTTGGTTTTCAGTTTAGGGACCTCTTTTACCCCCTCCACGACAGCCTCATCAGAAGAAGAGGCCGTCTTTTTATCTTGTTTCCTTTCTTTAATAATCTCTTGAACATTTTTTCTGCTGACATGGCAGAAGTTTTTAAGTTCTAAAAGAATCTTTCTAAGTCTAGTCCCCGCGCTATTATTACCATTCACATAGAACTTAGTAGCATCACTCCTAACAGAGTCTAGCAACAGTTCGATCTGTTGGAAGTCGTTGAGTTCCTGTAAGGGCTTTGCTGTAGTTTCACTTGACATGATGATATATGTATACTATATGGTAGTCTTTAAACCTTATTTATATTATATAAAAATTAATTAAGAACATTGATGGATAGGGGTATTTATGTACATAGTAATATTCCCACTGGTAAGGTTTCTTTTCTTTTCCTGTTCCGTACACCTATTAATGGACTTATGAACCTCCATCTTTAAGTGTTTAGTATCTATAAATGGAGTGAGTATGACACCTTCATACTCGTATCTCTTGCCCTCTAAATCAACCTTGATATCGTCTGGATACATGTAAGGGTATTTCTCGTATATATACCTCAGAGGAGATGGTACGAGCATTTTACTCGCAGGTGGTAGAACAGAAAGCAGCTGAACAAATGGCACATATGGTTCCATCTGGCGGGGTG